CAGAGATTCCAGTTCCAGCTCCGAGACCAGCCAAACCTGCGCCACCCGCTAATCCATCTGCGCCAAAAGCCGTGCTGGCTAACGCGGCGTTTGTGGCTGGCGCTGCCGCACTTGCACCGGTCAGAAAAGGACGTGCAATCTGTAGCCCTTGATTGGCGGCTGTATTGGCCCGATTTGATGCGCTCTGATTGCCTTGGGATGCCATGTCTAAGCCCTGTACTTTTGCATCAATGCCAGCAAGGAATCCCCATCCGCACTGCCTGGCGTAATCACTGTTGGCGTATTTGATGCGAACTGCTGGGCTGGCAACTGAATCGCGCGCGCCTGAGTGCGTTGCTGCGGTTGTCCGCCTGTCGGCATCGCCAATTTGGCACCAGCCCCAAGACTTTGCGAAAGCGCTGCGACATTCGGAGCCGAAGCCTGCGACGGCATCGAAAATTGATTCGCGCTGGTCGGACTGTATTCGGCAGTCGGCATCGTTCCAGACAAACCACCGAGCGTGGCCGGCATCTGGGTAGACATCGAGGACGGGTCAGATGAGCTCATGATTCGCCTTATTTAAATGCGGAGTAAGCGCCAGCACCCGCCGCGCCAAGACCAAGCAACGATGCGAGCGTACTGCCCGATCCCGCCGAAGAAGTTGAACTGGTTACGCCCGTTCCACTACCGAGCGCGCCGCTAAGAGCCGACGACAGCGTGCTGAGGTTCGTGTACGGTTGGTTAGCTTGCTGCTGCCATTGCTGGTACAGCGCATTAAGCTGATCCTGCGACGTGGACTGCTGAGCAGCGCCACCCGTGTATTGGTTCCCATAGAGCGTGGAAGCAGCCCCATTTGCCGAGGTGGCACCGCTAAGCGCCGCTTGCTGAGCAGCGAGATTGTTGTAGTAGTTGGACGACGCTTGCGAGTTATACGCGTTATTTGCACTCGTTCCGGTCGATTGATTCGCCAGCGCTACCGCGTTCTGCTGTGCGGCGTTCTGACTCGCGACATTAGCCGCAGTGTTGTAGGCGGCGTTGTACATCCCTGAAGTTTGCTGCGAAAGCTGATCAGAAAGCTGCTTCTGGTTTGCAGTAGTCTGGTCCTGCTGAGCAGAGCCACCAAACGCCCCGGCATTACGAAACTGCGCAAGGGTACTGGCGCCAGTCGTATTGTTGTATGCCGTCGTCAGGTCGTTATTCGCCGCCTGGACTGTAGACGCAAGATAAGGGTTATTCGCTGGGTCAGCGTACGCGTTAGCCGCTGTGCTTGCTGTCACGTTTCCGGTGTACGGATTGGAGACCCCATAGCCCGAACTACCAGCAAGATTGCTTGCGAGGTTGCTTGCTGTAGATGCGGTTCCAGCCTGACCCGAAGCTGCATTTGAGAGGCCTGAAATTGCTCCGGTCTGCGTTGCGTTCTGACCGGCTACAGTCTGTCCGGTATAAACGGGAGCACTCGTGTTAGATAGGTCAGCGCCGCGAGAAAGAAGCTGTTGGGCGTAAGGTTGGGCCCAATCAGGCAATTCCTGCGTCGTGGTCGTTGAACCACCACTTCCACCTGAACTCATGTCGTGCTCCGTAAACGCAAAAACGGCACCCTCCATTTCTGGAAAGTGCCGTCGATAGGATAGGCAAATAACTATGTGCTGATGATAGCCAAATTTGATTGGCAGTACAAGATACTTATAAAGTTGCTTGTCCTATGATTCAGTAACAACAAACGGGGAAAGAAATGATTGCGTTATTAACCGGCCTTTTTTGGATCATGGCCGCTGTCGGAATGTTGTGGTTGCTGTTTATCGTCGGAACGGTACTTCTTAGTGTTCCGTTTTATCTATTGGGCTTGGTGATCTCGCCATTCGAGAAAATGTTCAAGAAGCGTCAACCGAGCACTCGTACACCACCTGTCTGAGCTGAAATCCATGCCCTGGCGCTACGCGATCCCATCCGCGGCGCTTGGTGCCAAACGTTAGCATCGTGGCCTTTGCCGCTCTTGCAACGTTCATCAATTCAGCACGGAACAGGCTCAGAACGTCGTTGCCGCTATCGGCCTTGAGCATCCACACGTGCAAATCCGATCCGAGTAGCCGCAGCACCATCCATCCGATCCGTTTTCCATCTACGCTCAGCAGAAACAGCGTCGATTCGCCGGTTTTGCATGCGCAGTAAATGTCTTCCGGGATGAAATGGTCAGGAGCCTCGATTCCCGCAACTTCGTCACGAATCAGCGGCCACACCGCGCCAAGCTCTGACGGCGCGACTGCTTCTAGTTTGTTCATGTTCCGGTAAGCGTTCTGCACGCGATCCATGTCGCCGTACTTGTTGTGGAGACGTTCACCCAACCGAGGATCACATACTGAGATTCAGCCGAGCCTAAGACGGCCGGCGCAGAATTACGAATGAAATCGCCCCTTGCATATGGAACTGTTGCTGATCCTGACGGGGGGGCTGCAGACGCAGTGTTGGATGCAATCAACTGTCCGTCAGAAAGGGCGTTAAGCTGCGTCACCAACGGGCGAAGTAATTTAGACAACGCGGCCAGCAACGTTGGAATATTCCCAGGTTGCCCTAGATCTGGAAGCGGCAGTCTCATATCGAACCCGCCTGCAAGATACGCGGAATCGCACCAAGAATTTCATGATCGCCAGTAAAGTTCAGGGTGACGCTCGTGTATCTTGCCGAGAAATCCGCCGCAAGTTCGCCATCGTACATATCGCCAAGAGTCTGACTGGTGGTAGCACCGCCAAGCGATGATACCGAGACAGCGGCGCCTGAGCACGTACTTGGTTGACGCGAGAACCTAGGAATAATACCGGCCACATACGAATAGTCGCTATCGTCACCAAACCAGCCCGTGGTTAATGAACTTGTGGTTGCCTGACCGCTTAATGAATTTAGCTTGTGAGCCGTATCCACAACAGCAGGGAGTTCGCTGGAACTGGACCAGAACGAACTGTTGTACGGTATTTGCGGCAATGTTGACCACGTCGAAACCCCCGGCAAACTTCCAAGGGAATCCCATGTAATTTGCCCCGAGATATACACCAACGCTGCCTCTATCGTTGCGTCAGCCCTGCCGAATTTACCAGTTCGGTAGTTGAATACTAGGCACGTGTCAGGATCAGCCGCAGCCGCGTTGGCGGAACAAAAATACCAATACACCAGCGAATTTTCTTTATCGTGATAGCTCTCAACGCGATCTCGAAACTTTTGCGACCAATTTGCATACAGCCAGTCTTTTACCTCATCACCGATCGGCGTGACGGTCGAGCCATCGTATTGGTAGACCTGTGCATCACTACCGAGAAACACATGACGGGTGCCGATAGCAACAACCGCTTCCTGGCAGGGCGTTCCGACAATGGGGGAAATCTGGTTGAACGCCCAGATAACCGGAGGGCCCTGATATGTGCCGTAGTACATGGAATCTTTTTTGTACGCGACAATATTTGTACCAAGGGCACGACCAGCAGTGATTTTCCCCGGCGTGTCGATAATGATGCCGAACGCGCTTTGCGTGGCGGATGCTGCAACCCAGTTCGTTTGGTCATAAATAGCCGAACATTGCCAGCCGTTAGGGCGATGCCCTAACGTGGCGTCGGTCGTGTCAAATGCGAAGACAAACCCTTGCGTCACTTCGATGATATATGCCGCTGGAGCACCCGCTATTGCAGCGAAAGGGCCAGCGCTGATCGATTGTTGGATCTTGTCTGCTCCGTTGGTCGCAAGCGTCGCGTTACCAAACTGAGCAAAGCGCCACCGATTTTCCCCGCCTGTATATGTAGCGCCAGATACGTCCGTCTCTGTATTGCCAACCACCTCATAAAGCTTCGCGGACGTTCCAAGGATTGTCCGATACGTGCCATTCAAAAGCTCGCAGGTTGCGCCGCCCGTTACTTCGCTTGTGAGTGCCGGTGCTCCAGTCGGGAACAGGCTTGGCGCCGCTTTCATGCCACGCAGGGTAGGCACTAAGGCATCACAATCGAGGATCGCCCCGGGCGTTGTTGGGTCAACCGATGGCGTGAATCCGGTGAATGGGATCGTGCCGGCCATTACGCGCGCCTCATCACAAGCGGCTGCTCAGGAACCTTGGCTGCCGTGTCATCGTCGATCAGGTCCTGAACCGCGGCATCCCGCTTCTGGAGCCACAATGTCATCCGGGCGTCGTCACGGATATACACAGCCGCCTCATGGAGAGCCCCGTACAGGTAAATATCAGGCGCGTCTTCCAGAAGCCAATTGGACGTGTTGGAAGTAGAAAGAGGCTCGATCACGGTGCAATAGTCCACTCGAAGGACGCCACCAAGCTGTGGAACGCTCAGAGATAGCGTGTCGCCTTCGATTTGATAGCCATAGCCAATCCGGTTGGTTTGACCGTTGGCATATCCAGACGAGAAATCGTTCGGGAAGTAGTCAAGCGTCTTCCCATTGTAGTAAGCCCGGATTAACCTCCCCCAATCTGAAGGCAGGGACACTTGCGTCCCGCTCGGGGTCAGCGAAAACGAGGCGCGCCGCGATCGGGTATAGATATTCCTGTCGAAATGCTGCTCGGCGATCCTGATGAAGTCAGGCAGCAGCGCCGTCAGATCCTGGCGCTTGAGAAACTGCGCCATCTTCGATTGCAGGTCTGAATAGCTTGCGATGCTCATACACGTCCTGGCGCTACGCGAAAATAGGCAAATTGCGGATCGTTCAGGATCGCCTTAATGTGTTTCTGGTCTGCGAAGAACTCAGCCCAGCTCACGTTGTTTTTGATGCAGTACGACTCGATGATGATCTCTGGAATGTTGGCTACGTGCTTTGCATCTGCAAAACCATGTTGCTGAGTCGCGCGAAGCTCTGCATTGTGGTCTAGCAAACCAGTGAAATCCTGGTGACGAACCACCACCATTCCATCTGAATCGGGATCGTCTAGAAAAGTGGTGGTTGTCATTCTTAGCCCTTGAACGCGTTACGAAGCGATTGCACAACGAAAGCGATTTCCGACTTACCCATCGCCGCAAAGCCTTCCAGATCGTCCAGAAGCGTTTCGATCATCGTCTTGTGGTCAAGACCGTCATACTTCGAAACAGTCGTGCCGTCATCCGTACTCGTGAGACCACCAACCGCGCCTACAACCGGCGAACTCGCAGGGTATTCCGGGCCTTTCACGGTCACTGCGTCAGGCTGCGCTTCTACA